GCCCTCGGTGTCGGTGCCTGGGGTGAGCGCGCAACGAATGTACGTTACCGGCATTTCATAGCCCTGGGCAATAAAGCCGGCGTCTTGGGTGTGAGGGTTCCGGCCGGTGGTAGCAATCTCAGCCGACACGCTCGTGACCGAGCTGGAGACCATTGTCCAAGTCTTATATGTTAGCGGCCCTTTTACACCAAATGGCATGAGTTCCGCGTTCAAAGTACCAGCATCCACATCAGAATCCATTTCTACACGAATGTATTTGGAAACATTATTGTAGTTTCCATATTGTACGAGCCTCTGAGTTACTGAATCGTATTGAAATCTTTTATCGCCGATTTTACGTGCTATATAATTCGGAGATTGAGGATTTAAATTACAATTAGAGAAAGTCTCTAAAACTTTCGGACGTATATCAGTATCGCGCAATTGGCGGACCTCCACCGCGAAAGAAGGGTAAGGATCTACTGATTTTTCTTGAGCGCTTGGAGATCTTAAATCACGAATTGAAATTTTAATTTCTTTTTGTGTTTGCTCTCCATTTGCTGTCAAGCCATGAATTCTGAATAAGTTCTCCGGATGGATCGCTGGATTAAACGTAGTAGTAGGAGCACTAGTATCTTGTGAAATAAACCAACCAGTGGCGGCAGCTTGAGGGCCTTTATCTGTCGTCGTAAGTCCCAAGAAATCTGCGCCATCGACTGAGCCCGAAAGAAGACCTAAAATTATACCATAATATCCGTCTGAGCTTGACAATGCAGCAACAGCTTTTTCATAAGTTTCTCCTAGCCAATAATCAATTCTTTTTGCCGATGATACGGTGCCCGTATTTATTCTTGTTGGATCCGTATTAAAGGCGGCCCGAATATAATTTGAACTGGTTCGAACAAAATCAACGCTTTTTGTTTCCACAACTCCATTGGCGCCTGTTAAAGCAATCTTAAATTGTGGTGGATTTCCGGCCGTACCGACTGAGTTAATAAAAATTGCATTCCCTCGTTCCTGGCCGGCGGTACTGACAGCGCGGACGGCGCCAGATAAAACAGGAGTAGACCCAGTACAATAAAAAACCGCAGCAAGAGTACCAGTGACGGCCGTGTCGTACGAGGCCGAGGGACAAATCCACAAACCATAAGCGCCAACGCCGGAGATCTCGTCGGATAGGGCGCCCGGTGACCAACCGGCTGCTCCAGCAGCTTTAGTGGCTCCGGCATTAACTGATTGTGCTCCCAATAAACGTACAAACGTTATTGGGCTGTTATTGGCCAGATATGCTTTTGCAGCATATGTAGCATACATGGGACTGGTGAAATTTCCGTTTCTCCATACATCAAGCGACGTACCTCCAGGTACAGTATCTCCAAATATTTGGACAAATTCATCATAAGATCTAACAACTGTTGGTACAAAAGCCGGTCCCATGGCGGTTCGGCCAATAATGACGGGGCCCTGAACCACATTTCCTAAATTTGGTACTTGAGATTGGTCGACTTCTGTTATGAAGACTCCAGGTGACACAAAACGATATTTATCTGCCGGCATTATTAATTTCTCCTTAAAAAAGCTTTGATGTGGAAATAGCTATAATAAATAGTAAATAAATAACCAAAAAGAATTTTATCAAGATTTATAGAAACTATCTTTGCCCGTAGGATTAGGAACTTCAAAAACAACTCGCTCGCGACCAATTTTAATTTCGACTGCGTTTTGCGTTTTGGTGATCTTGGGAAGATTTTCATTTGGGCCGGCGCCGTGGATATAACCAAGAACTCTTAAGCTCAAGGTCATTTTGAATTTACGCTCCTGTTCTTCTAAAGTTGATATGGTGTTATCTACCGCATAGTCAGAATCCAAAAAACCTTCATATGAGTGGCCATTGCGACTCAAAATAATATAATTTGATGCGTTTGTCGCATCAATCATATATGCAGCAATATCATTCATTTGTTGTTGATATTCAGTGAAACACTCAACTTCATAGTTGATTTCCATGTAAGACGGCGCCGGTATTGTTATTGTTTCATATACAACCTTTTTGTTAATACGTTTAAAATTCTTGTCGCCGGCATCATTGCTTTTACGGAAAGCATCTGCTGTTGCGAACTTATTTGTATCATCTTGTGCTATACGTCGAGCGATGATAACATCTGACTCTCCTGCTTGCCGCAATCTATCAAGTGGCGAAAATAACTTTCCTCGCTTGGTGCGATCTTTTGATATTCCTCTGCGCTCAATTGTTACTGCGGGATAGACGACGGCGCCGAGATCGTCACTTTTCGCAATAAATGTTTCATCGTCAGTCCAATTCCTGTCTTTTCTATTAAATGCGCGCTCAATGCCAACCCAAGAAACTGGAACCAATCTAAAACCTTCATTTGAATAAGTTGAAATATTTAAATTTTGAAAAAAATTATAAACAGAAAAATCAATATTTTCCAAAGTCGAAGGCATAAATATCTGCTCTTCTACCCTATCAGGCTTTTCTACTTCCGTATAAGAATAATCAATATCTTTTCTTCTATCTACCATCAAAAAGTCCCTTTCTCGCTCTCACACATTTAGCGGTAATTTCAAATCTATGATCAGCTTGTCCAAATAATTGTCTAGGTTCATTTAAAGTAACAATTTCATAATAAAATTTACCATATAAAACAAAATCACCTTCTCGAATAAATATATCTTGATCTTCTGTTAATCTTCTTTTGTGAAAATGAATATTTATCGTCGTAATGACATCCAATCCGTATTTATCAGTTGTCGTTTGTAATCCTTCCCAATCAACCAAAGCAAATACCCTAACCGGTGGTAAAAATGTTTTTTCTATCGCTTCACCATATAAAGAATGATAATCCGTTGTTGTAACATCAATCGCATAATACAAAACTTGTTGACCAATAATTCGCTCAACTAATTCATCGTTAACCTGCTTTACAAGATCACGCTCTTTTTTGTTTAAAAATAAAGGCGGGGGTGGATCTGCGGGTTGTGACCATTTATTACTATCTGACACTTACATCACCCCACATATACGCCATATGGTATAGTCTTTAGCATATTATTGGTCGATTGGGCCATGGTAGCCTGGTCTTCCACAATTTTACTATACGTTATTTCGGCCAATATAGTTTTAAGCTCTTCTCTCAGCTTATCTTGCTCTTCTTTAGCTTGAGCGGCCAATTCAGAAGCATTCAACGTGACTGATTCTCCTGGTATCGGAATTGTCGTAAATTTACCTCTTATTTGCGCCAATATCTCCTTGGCCAAAGAAAAAGCAAAGCGTCGAATCCACTGTTTACCAATTGAATTAATGTTTTGGTATGGAATATTTGCAAAAGGCAATGTATTCATATTATTGATTCCATTAACTCCAGTATCCACACTACCGGTAGCTTCCGTCCATGGATCACTCTTGATTGTAAAATCAACATACATCTTTTTAGGAGAATAATCGCCTGGACGCGGAAAGACTCTTATTTTATTACTCTTAATCTCATAAGAATAATGAGAATTTCTTGTATAAATTGCGTCTTCGTACGCCATAGATTGAAGTTTGTTTTGCCACGGTGGAATAACTTCAAAAGTAGAATCATCGGCGTACATGCCGTATGTCGACATATTACCAATTGCGTTAATTCCGCCATAATAGCCGAAAAATCTCCACATCGCGTGTGGTGTTTTATAAAAAACTCGACGAACTGTTACCCTATTTGTTCCTACTTTTCCATAGAATGAAGAGCTGGCATCGTTGGCTGAAGACGAAGCTATAATTTCTTGTAAATCATAATCTTGCTGACCACTTACAATTGCAAATGAGCCAGAATAAATTGGCTCTGTGCCGCCAATACCAACTTCTGTTGCTGTTTTGTCGGCAATTTGTCTTGCGTAGCCAAAATCAAATTTAGGATATTTTAAACTGGCGCTTAACGCAGCAACAGAAGTTTCTTTTATTTCGCCATCATGATCAAATGTGCCAGTAATGGCACCAAGAACCGATCCAATCGCATTTTTAGCCTGGTGTATATTGACTAGATATGAATACTCTAAAACAGCCTCTTCATAGGCCGCAAAAACGTTTTTTTGCGTTAATTCAACGTTTAGGACATCGCCACCAAGCTTTCGATAAGTATAATTAACTTGTTCGGCGGCTCCAGAAACGAAATCTGTATTTTCTACATATATGCCATACGGATAATTAGCAGCACTGGCAGCTGAAGTTAAAGATCCCGTCTCCGGTAATGTTATAGCTGGTGTTGTTGACGTCGGCGTTAATGTAGGTACAGCCATTCATTTGATCTCCATAGCTTGCTATTGTAAATAGTATCTGCTGGGAGTATCAAACTTTTTTAGTTGTTTTCTCGGCCACAGATCTTGAAAGATCCTTTTTTACAGGGGCCTTTTTTACAGGGGCCTCGACAGTTTTTTTTGGAGGTGCCGGTGGCGCTGCGACAACTGGAGCTTCTTCAACAACTGGCGTTGCTGCAGCTGCTTGTCTCGCTAATAATCTAAGTCTTTTCTTCTTTCTACCCATGATAATAGGCCTCCTATTTCCTTATAAATAGTTGATTATAAAACAAAAATCTCAAAAATTGACTGCGAAAAAAAATTGACCATTTGAGTTTTCATAAAAAAACCCCGCCAAGGAAAACCAAGGCGGGGTATACTATAATAATAAAAGTTGAATCTAAATCTAAGCTGACCCAGTGCAGCCTTGAGAGCCAGTTACAAAAGTCCAAGCATAACCACCAGATCCAGACATACAAATATAAAATCTTTGACAATTTCCATCTGT